GGCATCAGAAGCCCACTGCTCTACATTTAGATTAAGAGATGGCTTTGATTCGTACCTTGCGGTATGATACTTGCTGTATCTTGAAAGCAAAGCCATACGGTCTTTGCGTTCGGCCATTATGCTTCGGCAGCCTCTTCTTGTGCTTCCTTGATCTTATCTGTAAGTTTATCTTCAACAAACTTGTAGACACGCTCAAAAGCCTGATCTATATTTTCTCCATTGCGTTTTGAATCAACAACTCCAAGATCAAGTCTTAGTGATTGAAAGTTACCGAGGTTAAGCGTGTATCCTAGTGTAACAGATACTTTTGTCTCTTCGTTTTCCATTTTATACCCTTCGTTAAATAGATTCATTCCAAATTGGAACAAATCGACCATCTTCTGTTTTCCTATAAGTAAGTATACCATCGCCCATTCTGCGTGTCAACTCTTGTTTGCTGGGCGTAATATCATTTGTTATTAATTTATCTTTTCTTGGTCTACCAATATGGTATGAAGCAAGTATATCACGAATCTCTTTTACTTGCGATTCCGAGTAATATGACCTTACTTGAAAACCTCTTGCCCCACCTTTTTGTGATCCAGTTGGAAATGGGATGACTCCTCGTTTCATTAGTGATGGCATATATTTTTTATGACGGTTAACTAAATCAGCAGTCTGACCCACTGTATATGCTCGCTCTCTTTTATTTTTAAAATCACTAATTAAACAACTTTCAATTTGATCTTTTGTAATATTATAAACAGACATTACTCCATTAGAGTGATTGTAGTGATGTGTTCTAACAAGGTCTCCATTAAGAAACCAAACCTTTTTGTTTCCTGGTATTACAGGTAACTCATTGTATTTTTCGCTCTCAATAGTTCCCTTTTTAGTAACCATTGTCCCTCCAAAGTGTGGCTAGGTGGATGAAAAAATACTCTCACTCCGCAAGTCATGCAATATACTTCCAGGTGATTAATTTCCGTATATTGCCTATCTATAAACATTCTACCTTTGCATTTTTTGCACGACATCATTAGTTGGGTATTCCAACTACGATTAGGTTAATTCCAATGCTTGTGTCTCCACCAGTATTAAATTTAACTGTTCCTTCTACTTTAGAAGTTGAAACACTATTAATTGTTACCGTAACATCTTTTCCAGCATCAGTGCTTCCAATATTAATTGGGGTTGCTGTAACTACTGGGGCAAACTTAAAGTCTGTTCCAAAAGCATAAGAAAATGGTTTAGATGATCCTGCAGTTTGTGTTGTACTTGTTGTTACCTGAACATATCCACCTATTACACGGGCTTCTGAGGCTTTTACGCTTTGCTTTCCAGATGTTGGTGTATCCACGGTGACATATTTATATACTCCTGGAGATATTTGTTCAGACAAATCATTAACAGCCTTAACAATCTGATAGATATATGTAACATCTAGCGGTTGTCCTCTTTCGGGTACAGGTAAAATAGCCATAATACAATTATACCAGAGACTTAACTATAGATTCATAAATTTTGAGAGCAGGCTTTACTGTTGGATTTATAGATGCTAATTGTACTAATACTTTTACAGAAGTAGTCCCAGTTTTTAAAAATGAATAACTTGTGCCAGTTGCAATGCCTACATTTGAGTAGTCTCCACCATCAAATGAAGCAAAAACATCGTACTTTTCTTCTGCAGAAGTTTTAGATCCTTTGGACCAGTTTACAAGGATTGTATTACCAACAACATTAATGTCTCCTGGAAGGACTTGGACTATTTCAGAATTAACTGCAAATATTTGAGACCATGCAGACTTCCTGTTTTTGTCTTCTGATACCAATCTAAATCTTGCAATTCTTCCATTTTCTGTAGTTACTTTACCAAGTAATTCTTTTTTTACAATAATATTTTTTATTCCCGAATCTGCCATTACACCACGTCCAAACCAAATCTAAATTCAATATAGTTTGTTGTATTTGCTGACTTAATAATTGTTTTTGCTTCTGGAGTTTTCATAACCGAGTACCCAGTCAATCCATATATAGAGTTATTGGCTGTAACATTTTCAAGCCTAAGACCGTCTAAACAAACATAAAAGTCAGAAGTTGGAATTGGAGTTAGGCCATCTTCTCTTAATACACAAGCATATATTCTTACAGTATTTATTTCTGACCAGGAAAATTCAGTACTCTTCTGTAACTGCTGAAGTTGTTTCTTTACAACAAAATATCTATTGGTTGCAAAATTAGTTTCAGTATCATTTACAACTGCTTCGAATGTTGCCCATTTTCCACTTTTAAAAGTTCCTGTAGAAGCAAATTCAACTATAATTCTTACAGACTTTGGAAGTGTCGATGCTGAACCGACTTTGTTAATAACAGAAAAAGCAAGTCTTAACTCGTCTGTTGGAGAATTTTTACTAAAGTCAACAGATGCATTTGTTAGTTGTATAAAGTTTGATCCTGCTGCTGCTGTTAAGTTGCCACCTGAATCTATTGAAATGTTTGCATTGTTTCCAGATATTGCAAAAATGTTATTTAGGAACCTGCACCTTTCATATCTGTTGGCTCGGTTTGAGTTTGTAAAAATTTTATTATCTGCATTTGTTTGAAATACTGGATATGCTTGACTAATAATATTTGTGTCAACATCATTAATTAAATATCCTGAAGAAACAAATGTTCCTGTAATACTGGTATTGGAAGAAATTGTAAAAGATGTTGAATTTGGAACCGTAACTATACTAACATCTGCAAGATTAAATACTGTTGGCGTGATCCCAGATATAGATATTTTTGTTCCCACTGTAAGTCCATGCTCTACATCTGTAGTATATGTTAAAGTAGAACCTGAAGGAGTTTTTGGAACAGTAGTAGCATTTGTTATTTTAACAACACGATCATCTAGTGGTTCATAAATTGAGGGAATTTCTTTGCCTTGAGAAGAATACTTCCAAGACTCTCCTTCAGAAAAAGAATAAATACTTTTACTATCAAATGCTCCAGCAGAAGGATTAGATGCTGCAGAAAATAGTCCTACCTCTGTAATTTCATATCTTTCTTGGGTTGGAAGTTCTGCTGTTAGAACAACCTTTGAAACCCCACCCTCATCTACAAATCCACGGGAAATTATTGGCACACGAAACATTTCAAATTCAAGAGAAGACTTATTTGAATAGTCTGGCATTGTAGTAGTGTTATCAGCCACTAGTGGTTTAGGGCCACAGCCTACTGCTATATGTGATGCATACGATGGTGTTTGCCCTACAAGGTACTTTGCTAAAATATTTTTACCTATATTAGTTATCATTAATTTCCTCCAGTATATATTGTATCACTAAAGGTTGCTCCACTTGTTAATACTTGAACCTCTGCCTGCTCGCCATCCTTTAAGTTAATTAAGTTAATCACTAGATCTCCAGTTATGGGATCTACGTATATTGACTTACAGTTTGGAGTCTTTATCCACTTAGTTAGATCTTTTTCAACATACCCTGGATTATTTTCTGGTGGGGGTGGTGCTGATATGGTATAGCCTGTACCGCATTTTGGCAGGTGGTCTAAGATAGAAAGTGAAAGAGATTTAAAGTATGAATCTGATGACTGAAGACTTAGCATATTGTTTGGATTATACTGTAAATAAAGATCTGTTAGATTTTTTATTGGGCTATAGGAGATTGCTTGACCATTAACCAAATCATGCCTAGAAATTGTTGCAAGTTCTCGCCCACCAATATTTTCAAATATGAGATCTGTCATTATCTCAATAGACATAACCTCATCACCTTTAATAATTAAATCAGGTGTAGCAATTTTTATTGATTTATTGTCTGTTGTTGTTTTTGGATCTGGAAGATTTGGAGTTGCTGGTGTTGTCATTAAATTACCTCACTTAAAAATACTGTCATTTCTGGTCCATCTGAACTTTTAGAATAATCTATATTGTATATAACAAATCTACTTAGGGGAGACGAAGCCATACTTATACCATTTTCTTCATAGTCTAGTGTAACAATATCTCCTAACTGTAATGTTGGTATTGCAAATATTCTAACACCTACAGACTTTCTTGGCTTTGTTATTTTTTCAACAAGCCACTTCATTAAACTATTTGCTTCATCATAAGACTGAATGTATGGTGCATTTAAAGAAAAATCTTTTTTACCGTAAGTCATTCTGCTTAGTTTTATGTCTTGATAGTCTTGTTTAAATTTATATGGATTAGAAATTAATTTGTCTGCAACAAACTCTGGGTTTGAGGTTAAACTGTTTTTATTAAAATAATCATCAACTGTTAGTCTATTTTCTGATTGCTGGGTAAAGGTTACTCCCTGTACTCTTAAATAGTTACCTGTTGTTTCGTCTAAACTTATTGCAGTATCTGTTGCATTAAATATCATAAACTCTGCACCGTAAGATCCTGCTCTAAACCCTGAAACAACATATCCTTTAATTTTGTTAAATGTTGGAGATATTTTTGCAGTTAATGCTGGGAAAGCCTTATCATATTTAAAATTAAATGTTGCTGCTTCCCTCATGATGCTTCCAAATTCTTCAAAAAATATATTATACTTTGGTGCTTCTGATGTTCCTATTCCAGAAAGATATGTATTTTGAATTAAACCACTTAAAGCATACTTTCTAAAAGATTCATTTGCGTCAATATCAGAGTCTCCAAATACTGAGTTAACTGGAGCACCCAAAGAGAATGTAGTATTTTGTGAATAGTTATTACAAAGTGCATAAACATTTTCAAACATAATCCTTGAAGAGCCTCTTGAAAATAAAGCAATTCCAGAATAAACTGGTAGAGGGTCTAGATCATCAACTGTTTTAATAAGGCTACCATTTAAATACAAATAAAATCTTCTTGTTTTTCCTATATCTTGATACTCAACTGCAAGGTCGTATACTGTTGGATTTTCTTCAGCAACAATTCTTGCCTGCCCAGTAAACTTTCCATCATCTACTGTTATTTCTCCAAGACCTTCCCACAACTTGACTGGTACTGCTTTTCCATTGTCTGATTTAACCTTATAAAAGAAAACATTGCTTACGCTCTCTCTTTCATCTTTAGATAAATTTCCCATTCCTAGCGCTGCAATTTCAAAATAGTATCCGACATTTGTTGTAGAATTTAACATAAATGCAAGACCACCAGATCCACCAGAAATATTTATATTCTTGTCTGGTGTACTTCCATTAACAACATAATATGTTGCAGACCCATTAGATGTTTGACCTCTATCCGAACTGTTTTCTATTTTACCAACAATTCTCATTCTTGTACCAAAGTGTTTATATTTGTTTTCTTCTAAAGATTTATGGACATATGATATGAAATCTCTTGGATTTTCTTTAGTAGTAAAATTTGGTCCAGTGAGAGATAGTGCTGAAGACTGAATAGTCCCGCTTTCTACAGTTGTTGCTGTGCTAATTTCTTTTATAAAAGATGTTGACATAAAGTTCTTAATAATTCCACTTCTAGAA